CCCGGGCCTCGGGCCGGGTCACCAGCGTCTTGGTCCTCCGCTCGGCAAGTAGGGTAAAAACGTTCTCCAAGAACGTAGTTCCGTGCGAGTCTGTGACGTACAGCGCGACTCCCGAGCGGACGTAGTGCTGCACCCCGGAGTTGAAGTCGCCCACCGTGACGGTGCCCTCGGGCTGTGCCGGGGAACTGATGAGGCGCAGACCCCAGTAGTTGGAGTGGACGGCGGCCTCTCCCACCGACTGATGATCCAGCAGGTGCACGTCGAGGTCGGCCCAGTCCATCGGGTTGATGAGGGCCGCGGTCGGGTTGTACCCGGCACCCTGCACGGTGGCGATGCCAACTCGCATGGCGGAGAGCAGGTCCGGGCCCGTGGCGGTGGGGAGCACGGCAGCCACGAGGGCGGCAGCCGCTTCCAGTTCCTCCTTCAACATCACCTCACGGCGCAGCCCGGAGTCGATGAGGGAGCGGACAGCGCCCGCGTCCTCGATCATCTGCCGGGTCAGTTGGGTGTAGACCGCGATGTTGTCGAGCGTCGCGGCGACCACCTCGGGGGCCCACTCGGCCGGGGGCTTGGTGCCCTTCTCCGGGACGATATCGGCACCGCCGCTGACCTTGGCCCACACCACGGCCTCGATGGCGTTGGACGACACCGTGATGTTGGGCATGGTGGCGAGCAGCGGAGTCGGCACCTGTGGCGGCGTCACGTCGATCTGTGTGGTGCCACCCTTCCAGCCCGCAGCGAGCAGGTCGGCAAGGCCGGTCGGGAGCGCACGGGTCTGTGGCTCGGAGTCGATCAGCAGCCGCGAGGACGTGCCCCGACCCGGGTAGGTGGAGAACACGTCGGAGCGGGTGAACGCCTCACCCCACGTGAGGAAGTCGGGCGCGTTGGCGCGGTCCTCGGCCCGGGTGGCGGAACGCGACATGCGCCCGTCGAGGGCGTCGGCGGACTGCCGGGCGCTGTAGAGGTTGACCAGCCGCTCGATCTGCCCATCGAGGGAAGCGGAGCGGGTCTCCAACTGCGTGAACGCGTCGGAGGTCGGGTCGAAGTCGTCACCCTCGGCCATGGCGATGGCCGCGTCTCGGGCTCGGTCGCGCTCGGCGCGGAGGTTGTCGAGCACGGGGTCACTGTGAGTTGCAGTAGGCATGTCGGCGTCCTTTCTGACGCAACGGGTTTGGTTTCTCCCACTGCGCGGGACGCTTCACGTCGGGCCACTCGGTGCGGGACCCCCTGTGGGGGCGGGACACCGGGCCCGCGGAGCGCGGGACGCTATGCGGACGACGGTACGCCCGGGTTAGGCGGTACGGCAACGGAGCCGGGCCAGCCACTCGTCCCGGGCCTTGTCGGAGACGGCATCCCGAACCGACAGCACGGTGGCACCTTGGCCGTACGCGCCGTGCGGCACGAGGGCCACTCCGAGTAGGTGGGCGCGGCGGTGACGGACCACGGTGTCGTCGCCGCGCCGGGTGATCTTCATTTCGTCCTCGATGGGGTGGAACTCCACCGAGGCTTCCCCGAGCACACCGTCCCGGGCGAGGGTGAGCAGGTCGTCACCCGCGGCGGTGTTGGACACCCGGGCGCGGATCAGCACGCCGTCCGCGGAGTCCTCCACCACCTCGGCCCGGCCAACGGCCTGTCCGCCCTCGGTCGAGTGCCCGGCGTAGAGGGTGATCCGTGCCGGGTCCTTGGACGCGTTGGCGAACGCCCTCGGCCCGAAACTCTCATACAGCCTCGGGCCGAGGCGGGTCTCCACGCCGTAGGGGACGGCGCGCAACTCCACCAGCCGCTCGTCCGGTTGCAGCGCGGTGACGGTGGCCGACCGGCACTGCACGGGGGCTCGGAGCGCGGCGGGGGTGGCGATGGTGTCCATGGTCAGAACTTCCCGGTGTTGAGTCGAACCTGTAGTGCGTCAACGGTGTCCGAGGGCGCGGAGAAATAGCCGTCCACCTTGCAGCCGAGGTACTTCTGCAACGCCTCGATGGTGGCGGTGGTCCCGGACCCGGACGGGTAGCGCCCGTCCTCGTTGGACTGAATGCCCTTGCCGTCCACCACGAGTGCCTTGCCGTCCCCGTCCTTCACGCCCTTGGCGTTGAGGTGCTTCTGCACGGCCTTGACCAGTTCCGAGGGGTTGCTGATTTCGCCGTCCGCCTCGGTGCCCATGATTTCTTGCCACCGCTTGGTGGTGCTGTAGCCCAGCCAGCCGTCCGTGTCCAACTTGCCGTCGTCGCCACCACCACCGGAGGACCCACCGGAGAACCGGCCGTCCTTCATCTTGTTGTAGAGCGAGTTCCCGGGACAGGCGGTGCTCACGAAGTCGCGGTGGCCCTTCTGCGCCGAACCCGCACCCCACGACCGGATCATGGCCACGGCGTCCGCGATGCCGTCGAGCAGCGCGGTGGGCTGGGGGTCGTTCTCTCCCACCAGTGCACAAATGGACTGATAGTTGTGGTTGCTGTCCGAGGTGCCGTTGGCACCGGAGCCCTTCTCCTTGCCGCGCCCCTCGAAAATGTAGCCGTGTTCGCACACCGCGAGGTTGTAGGCAATGTCGGACCAGCCCTGTGTGTCCATGTGGTAGTTCTGGATCGAGCGCATGAGGTTGTCGCACTCACCGTGGGAGCGGGAGCCCATTTCGGGTCCCTCCCAGTGCAGCGCGTAGCCCTTGCCGTTGCCGGTCAGGGAGTTGCCGGAACCGTTGGGGGAGCGGGCACCCCACGCGGAACGCTTGACGAACGGGCTACTCAAAGGGACCACCTCGCAGGTTCGCGTCCTTGAAGTCCCGGATGCGGAAGAACCGCAACTTGCCCTTGAACCACCGGAGCAGCAGCAGCCCCTCGGAGTGGTCGCGGCCTTGGTTCTCGTCAGCCATTGGTGTCACCTTCCTGTGGGTCCTCGTCGTCAGTGGGTGCGGGCTCGTCGGGAACCTTTGGCACGGGCTGTGGTTCGGGCGGTGAGGCGTCGTCCTTCTGTGGCAGCCCCTCGGCCGCGCGCACCTCGTCCAGCGACACGATCCCGGCGTCCAGCGCGACCTTCCACGCGGCGAACCGCTCGGCCTTGGTGGGGTTGGCGAACCCGTCGAGGTTGACCCGCACGACACCCGAGCCGGGCATGAGCGCGGTCAGCGTGTCCTCTAGCCCGGCGGTCCACGGGGCCAGCCCGAAGTCCCGGTGGTTGGCCCAGTTGTCGCGCACGTTGGTGTAGGTGGCCGAGTTCTGTAGTCCCGCACCGAGGGTGGCCGGGTCGAGGCCGAACGCGAACGCCACGTCCGCGAGGTTGAGGCGCTTCACCTGATCGAGCGCGGCGTCCACCGGGGACAGGTTGAGGGCTTGGAAGTCGGTGGTGGCGTTGAGCACTGCGATGGAGCGGCGGTCGCCACCGTGCGAGGCCATCCACCGCTGGCGCAGTTCCTCGGCCGCCTCGCGGGTCAGGCCGGGGGTCTGCACCTTCAAGTACCCGGCCGGGACGCCCGTGCGGAAGGTGCCCGCGGCGTACGACTCCACCTGTCCTGCAAGGCGGAACACACCGGGCGACGCGGCGAACACACCGCGGGAGCGGCCTTCCTGATCCACCTGACTGTGCGGGTTGCGGAGCACCACGATCCGGTACGTGACGGGGCCGACCTTGGCCCGGCCGTCGCGGTCGAACGTCAGCCGGTCCTCGTGGCTGTCGGCGGCGAGGTTCCAGACCAGCGCGCCGTTGTCGTTGCGCTCGGTGCCGAGGGTCTGCCAGTGCACGTTCCGCATGGACCCGGCCATCGGTTGGCGCTGTGCGTCCTCGGTGCAAATGAACGCGCCCTCACCCCACCAAATGGCGGAGCGCACCCACTCGGTCCAGAACAGGGAGCGCGGCAACTGCCGCACCTCGGGGTAGACGTTGCCGCCCCAAAAGCGGTCGTCGTGGCGGAGCAGCATCGGGTCGGTCAGCCACCGCGGCGAGTCCACCTGTGTCACCCCGGCCAGCACCCGGAAGGGCGCGGCGGTCAGCGGCCCGGTGATCAGCGCCGTGGCCCGGATGACGGCGGGGACTGCGCCCACCTCGGTGCCGTTGGCGTGGGGCCCGTTCGGGCCGATGGGGTACGCGCCTCCACCGGAGTCCTGCCCGTACCACCACAGCGGGGGCTCACCCACTCCCGGCGGGTAGGCGGTGGGGAACCCGCTCGGGTCGTTCACGAGGAAGTCCAGCCACGTCCGCGCGTAGGTCTCGCGGGTCTGTGGGCGGGTCAGGCGGGTGCTTCGCAAGGCGGCCTCCGGGCGTCATTGCGCCCGGATGCGCTGTCCATACCGGGGCCCACGCTACTCCAACCCTCAACCTTGGGTCGAGGGTCAGTAGATAGCGCCCGCTTCCACCCCGGCCAGTTGGGTGGCCCAGCACGACCACGCGGCAGCCTTCACCGCGGGCACCGGGCCGCGGGAGTTGCGTTGGTCGATCAGTTCCCGGCCGTCGAGGGTCCGCACGGCCACGTTCTCGATCTGTTCCATGAGCGGTCCCCCGGTGTGCCGGATGCCGCCCTCCAACACGAGGTCGCGGAACAGGGCGGTGGCGGCGGCGGCGTCGGTCGTC